CACGATTAAATCGGCAACTACATGTAAAAGATCACAGTTATATTTGGCAGGTTCAAACGAACCAAAACCCCAGCAGCTAGCTGAGTAAACCCCGAAGGGACCAAATAGAACTCACTTATACAGTAATTCCGAAATAGTATTGATTCGCTTGAAACAACCCGCGACGACCGTGCCATCGCAGTTCACCAGACCTGTCTGGTGCGTTAAGCGCATATATTTAACGTCCTTGCCAAGACGTCTTTTGTAGGCACTGCCCCCACAGACCTAAACGAGGATGCATTTGCATCGCCGAAGGTGTCATCACTTTGTTGTTGGGTGGATGAACCCCTATTATACAAAAGAAATAAATATACAAATATACAATATACATATCCAATACTTATATGGCGCCTAGGGATCGGGCGCCGCTGGTATCTAACCAGCAGGAGTTGGTGGCATAGATACATAATAATCAATAGTTGGACAACAAATCAACCACAATAAATTGTAATCAACTCCTGTCCCTGCATACGAAGTAAGACTGAATAGATTGGAAGTTGCACCAGAAACATTTTGTTTCATAAAAGCTTGTAAATATGTACACTCGTTAGTAGTTTCATCATCTGCATTACCAGCAATAGCATAAGTAGGATCAGTGTAACACCAATTTGTTTCCAACATATGGGGAGCATACCAGTTTAAAGATCCATTCGTCATAGTATTAGTATAAGCTGAACCAGCCAAACCATACTGTGGTGAAAAGAAATTGTACCAATATCGACTATAATTAACCCCATTATTTGAATTTAATCCAGCTGTATTAGCTCCAGCACGAGCGGTAGCTAAAGTGGTAATATTGTTTCTCGATACACGAACATCACCTATCGATGAACTCAAATCCACAGAAGTGTTAGCAACATAATTAACTCCACCAGTAAAAGCACCATATAAATTAGCAAAATACGAAATGGGGTGCATAGGTGTATAATTAAAAGGTGAAGTACCACTTCCAGACGATATATTATTAGCTGTAGATAATCCAGAAGGATCATAACCAAAAGATGGAGGATTTCGCGTATAAGATTTCGTAAAAATATAAGCTCTAGTTGCAGTAGAAGTTTGATCACAAGATACATCATATATAGAATAACGATGTAATAATGTTCTCAACGATACTACAGCTTGACCCATATTTTGATCATAACGATGTGGATGATAACTTCCCACGTCACCGAACGTAATTTCCTGAGTTTCTGTTTCAATTTCATCTTTAGCTTGGACTTGGAAAAACGAGGGTGGGGGTTCATTGCTTATATATGTCAAAGATTGACGAGGATTAGCAAATTCTAAATTTTCAGCCCCACGAATACTCATAATATAATATACCGAATCGGCAGAGACTGGAGACATCAATGGAGTCATAACTGTAATAGTTAATTGACCATTATCCTCATCTATCACTCCGTTATTAACAGCACCACCAAATGCCCACATAACCTGTTTAGGATTACCTGTGCGACACCAGGCGGTAGACTGATGATATGGTATACGTAATGATGCTTTATTGCACTCACCAATATCTATAATAGTCGTATAAACTTTGTTCGAATCAGCCAAACCTGCTCCTGTATATTGTTCAGGATCCCATTGGATCTTAAGACGACCTTTATGGAATTTAGTACACACAACCTCAAAATCTAAAATAATATCTCCACGCCAGTGTGTGAAAGCCGCTGCTAAATACGAAACCCAAGTATGATAAACACGCGTAGCTTTAGTTCCTGCAGCACCAATAACATCTGTTGGTCTAGCTATACTAGGATTAACGCGCAAAGATACTAAATAATCATCGGTGGCATCACTATAATCCCAAGTACCTGTCGTAATGATCGTAGGTTTCTTAATAATGTTGCAAATAGCCATCTGATCTTCAGAATCTAAACCATGCATAGTTGGATCAATAGATAATTCCTGTTTAGGATCTAAAGTTAGTTTTTGCACAGGTGTCGATATCTCACTAGAAGCAAGATGTGGACAACCAACAGGTACAACGGCATGAACAGAATCAATAACTGGCACATTCGTAAAACCGAACATAGATGCAATGCTAGCAACTGCAGAAGCACCAATAGTGGTGGCTCGAGCAAATTTGCCAATAATAGGAACATTATGTAAGGATTTTGAAACTGCCATCAACGCACTAGCTGGTTTCGACACAACACCAGTGTACTCATCACCAGCCTGCAATACCAAAGCAGCTGTCGATCCATTGAGCTCAATATTCTCAAACCATGCGAAGGTTTCAATCGTAACGGATGTAGTTCCAGTAGCAGAGGCCAACTTTAAAGGTGTAACAATATAATATGTAAGTCGACCCATCTTCTTAACCATATCAGCGGTTCCAATTGGTAACCAATCTTGATGAAGAAAAAATGGTAAACATAATTCTCCACCAGAATTGTCAGCAATAGTTATCGCCGTATGTGGTAATTGACTCATAGGCACAACATAAGCATCCGTATCAGTATTAGGATAAATAATCCTACTTTTACGAAAACCCGTGTCGGCAATATTCACACTAGGTTCATATGAAGCCAAGACTTTACCACAATGGAATGGTGTACCATTAATAATGAATTTTAAACACAATTTTGCTCGAATATAAGCATAATTCTGTAATTTATTCTTAATAACGGTATTATTCATCAAAAGATACCAAGGTTCAATGGGTGTACCCAAAATACCCGGACCATTAGCAGTTGTAATTGTACGTGTATCAATTCTGGTGGGACGTGACAAAAACGACTGTAAATCCGTGTTCAAAGTAGAACCCGCCGAAATAATCGGACTAGGCTCATAATGAACATTTTCAATATCTCCAGCTGCGTTATCTACAAAAGTTAAAACTTCAGTAGTTTGCACACTTGAGCTATCTTCATCGCCGGCTTGCACATCATAATGCAACCGGCGCCACTCTTCATAACTATTATTACTCTCATCGGAGGGAGTTAAGACCTCACGATGAGGGGAAGTATTTCTGGTAACTTCCCCAACACTTTTAAAAATATAATATGGAAAAAGGCAAAACCGTTTATAAAACTCACGAGCTGGCTTAGGCTCGTAAGAGTTCAGCAAAATTAATTGCTGGTGCTTAGTGAAGCACGTTTGAATCTTTCTACCAACTCATCATAAGAAGGTAATGTCCATTCAGAGACATACAAGTTAAATGGTTCTTGCTCCAGTGTTTGCTTGAAAAAGCTATGTTTCTCTTCAAACTTTTCTTTACCATGGAAAAAATATTCATTATTAGCGCTTGTAATTACAGCAACCATTTGTGAATATTTATCAATGGATTTCGAGGGTACCCACACTGTTAGTGACTTAATAATTGAAGCCTCTTCAAGGGGGCATAAATAATTATTGACATCATCACTCCAACGCCATGAGCGTTTTAAAAATGACACATCTTTGATATCTATAAATGGAATACTTTTGGCTGTTTTATCTGCCATGGTGTATCCCACACCAATTGTTTTCAAAGCTCCTTGAATAGAAGTATGATTAAACCAATCAATAGAACGATTAATACCCATGGTATTATCATCCCCATATGTCATTAAAGCTACGTTTGATTTAAATGATTTAACTTCTTTCTTTGGATTTAATATATGATAACAATATCGCATATATAATGAATTCACTAATGAGTTGATAACTACTGTTAATGGATGTCCGGAAGGATTAGTTCCAAAAAATTCTAATAAATCGCCATTAATATTACATACTGGAAAAGCTACATCTTCAGCAATTCCAGCTATGATAGTTTCAAAAGTTTCATCAAATCCTGCAGCACGGTGTATCAAAATAATCACTTGAAAAGCAGCCAATATAAAATCGGCTAACATTTTCTTGTCAAATTTCTCATAATCACCACCCACAATACGATCTGTACCATGTTGGGTTAAATAATCATAAATTTGTCCCCACTCAGCTGATTGACACACAGTGCCAGGAGCGGCTTCAAAAATATATTTCTCTTTTTGTAGTAAACGCACAAAGGATAGTAAATGCATTCGAACTACTAAACTCCAATCAATAGGAGCTCCCGTAAACAAACGAGTTTTCTTAAGTTCACACTTTATCAAAGCAGTAGCTTCATCTTTAAGGTGTCCCGAAAATATCGGGTAAACTCTCATTCCTTCCTCGTAAGTTTTAATAATAATTTCAACACGTGCCCAAATTTCTGGACCAAAATCAACACCCTCAGGATGTTTATCAGTCTTTGCTTCAGACAAGTATTTTTTCTTTGTGGTATTCCAAGGAAAACCCATTGAGGTATTTGTTGCAATCTTATCTATAAATTTAACTCCAGCAACTCCATTCACAGTGGATTCACGTGATAATACAACTAATTCTTTCTCCCACCCTTCTGGTAAGGATGTAATAATATCATTAGCATATTCACGAACACATTCATCCAATACAGTGCGATCATAATTGATGGTTTTATCCACCATTTGTACAACGTTATTTCGCCAAGGTTCCCAACCACTCATGGCTGGTTTATCATAACCTACTTCAGTAGCAAAGTGTTGCAACATCTCCTCTTGTAAAGGAGTTGCACACACGTGACTCTTAGGTTTGGGTCTAAAACCCACAAATGAACCATAAACGTTAGCTTTCCCAGTTGGTAAATATCTAATTATAGATTTGTGATGAACTTCTCCCAAAATATGGGTTCGATCTTCACAATCTAATCTGGGTGCTGTACCAGCTTGAATAACTGGACGTTGATTTTTAATTAATTTTTCAATTTCAGATTTTTTAACGTCTAATATGCCAGCATGATGATCTTTACCTAAGAAATGTAATCCAATAATAATAGGACCTCTAGGGGTATTACTAATATTAAGAGAACCACACAAACCTTGTTCGGTTTCCAATGTGCTATGACCAAAAAAGACATTATAATTTCCACCTAACTCTTCCACCTCCATATTGGTATGTGATAGAGCAAAAATTGAATTAAATTGTACTTCACCATTAGTGTATCGAATTAATTCTACACAACTTGTTGGTTTAATATTTGAATCGCACCAGTATTTACTGATGTCTTTAAAGGGTGGCAAACTACTCACTTCCAATGCACAAAGATCTGTAGTATCAGAAAATTGAATATCTTTTCGTTTAATTTGCATGGTAATGTTTGCATTGATTCCTTCTGAATCGTTGTTGATAATTATTTTAACATTATATGTCTCACCTTCCTTCTTGAAAGCGTGTCCATTAGTTACTAACCAGTGTCCCTTATAAAACACTCCTCGCATCACTCTGACCGAGGATTGGCCCTCAATTTGAATACGAAGCAATACACAATTACGTGCAAATACATTTCGCAGCATTTCAGGAGTAGCATTAGCTAAACTCGCACTAGCTACGGGAGTATCAAATGTAGTTATTTCAACAGTGGGATTATACCACACATTTGATGTTTCTTCTTTAGTAAGTTGATCTTCAACTGTTCCGAACTTATTTCCTTGAACATTGAACATGTCTTCATCTTTTTTCTTCTCGGTTCTTGGATATTTATTAACAACATGATAGATACTAATTCCACCAATCATCAAGGTTAATCCTAAAATCATATATTTGAATGTCTTACTTTGAATTCCTTCACTAAATCTACCCATAATATTCATTGCTAGGGTTTGATTTCTAAGCTGATTAACGATCAACATCACAAAAGTTCGCATGCATTTATATTTAATAGCGATAGATAAAATATACATATTAAAATGTAAAGATACATACCACTCAAAACAATTGTATAGAATATTACCACACCAATTATATAAATCATTAGTTCCATATTGAACGGAAACACATGAAGTACAATTTGGCGTGTAACACACTTTACATACACTTATAGTTGATAAATTGTCGTCGGCTATCATAGCACGAGCTTGATTAGTTTTGTGGTTCATACAAGCACGACCATAATGTTGTAGAAATAACTTCACATCAGTAAAAGTTTCAATCACATCCAATTTAGCACGCTCACGTCCACCTGAAATAAAAGGCACAATTGCACTAACTTCAATAATCCATAAATCTGGAAAATTTCCATCAGATTCACTAATCTTTGATGGATCCAAAAAGATACCATTTTCATGCAAATATTCAGGTTTTGGTTTAATATTAATCACATAGGGTAGACGCCGTCTTACTGCCAATGGACACCAAAAATACTCTAAAGCATTAAGATGTGCACAATTTGAAGTTGCTAAAACTAATTCGGCTAAAACAGGCGTTCGCCCTTTATCCTCTAGCGCAGCTTGAGGAGGTACATATGGCACATTATTAACTACGTTTAATAAATCTTGTAGTGTACTATCAATATCTGCACATTTGGATGGGTTTTTGAAAGCGATGTCATCTAATTGGATACACCACTTACTCGAATCGAAATTACTCCAATATTCATCCATAGGATTTCGAACATATCTATAACAATCATCCGTATCTAAATCCATAAGAGCACCATAGTATCGAAACAACATCTTCGTAAAAGATGATTTCCCAACACTAGATGATCCATGAATCAAAACACCAAAAGGCGAAACTCGCTCTTGTTGAGCTGCTCGTCGTGTAATTTCAGTATTAGCTAATAATCGTAAACTATTCAATTTTCTGGCGATCAATGTAGAATCTATTCCAGAGGTGTTTTTAACGTACTTAGCGTAAGCATCACCCTTCTCAATCGTATCTCGAAGATCACCAATAAAAGAAAAATATGATGTGTTATGTGCTTGCAGATTACCCACGAATGGGGCTAAATTCAAAATACGATCTGCTTCTTTAATCCACTTAGTATATTCAGAACTCGAGTGCAGAAAAGATGTTATTTCACCAGTCTGTTGGAATTCATAAATTCGTTCACAAATAAATAAAGTTGTTTCTAGTACTGTAATAATGAAAGATTTCTTTGATGAATATGCGGAAAGTAAAGCCCGCTGTTCCATCTTGGAATAATCCTCATCATTTAAGGTAAATCCAATTTTCTCAAGATAACCTTGAGTTAACAAATAAGAGTATAGTCCTACTAAACGTTTAGACATTTCACTCTCATGTATAGTTGATGTAAAATCAAAAGCACTACGACAAACTTTTAGGATATCTCCCACCTCTGTGGATTGTACTTCATTTGCAAAATAGGCTTTAAGTTTACGAGACATTAAGACTGACAAACTTTTTCCAGTAAATAATCTATATGCCATCTTAGTTAAATTAAGATAATCGGCTACATTATTACATAAAGGGGCAAATGTTAATAAAACAGTCCAATTTTCAACTTGAATATTGAACCATTCCATTTTTTCATCTGTCAGATACATAATAGCTTTTTGTGTTGCCATCTTAATCATTTTTTGAAACTCTACAGCAGAAGCTGGTTGAGCCTCATCAGCTGATTGTAAAATGGACTTTTGATATCGATGCCAAATTTCATCGTCATCAATATCTTCTTTGGTTACATCCCGAAAATTAATCTTACGATAAACCATTAACCCAGTTTTCTGGGATTTATATAATTTAAAATCAATTTTTGTCAATCTATCTTCACATTCTTTAACAATGGAATAAGTAGGTAGAACAATCATATCATAAGTCACGGGCTTTACCTGTGACTGTTTTAATGGTTCAGAACCACCTAATCCGTAATAAGAGATAGCATCTACAATGCTTCCCTCTTGTATGTTGTAATCACAAAGGGCTACATTTCGTTTTGACAAAGGCTTGCCATAATAAAATAAAGTCCAGTTACCTCTTTCAAAGAAATAGTGAGGATCAGTACAACATGTGCCTCTAACGTTTTCAATATATTGACGTTTGAAGGCGGTATATAATTCAAGGGTAGTTCTAGCTGTAAAAGCTTTAATTTTGCCGCTTACGCGAAGATACACCTTGATAGGTTTATAGTGACTAGTGATAGTATCACGGTCAACTACTTTTGTTGGATTTTTTGTGAAAAAAGCCAAAACTAATTGCGGAAAACTTTTAATGCTCAAATTGTACATTTGGATTCACCGGAATCACAAGTCTATATATGTGGAGCTACTCCTAGAGGCTCTCCATTGCTGTATTTGTCATCACGTGCGTAACTAACTCATCGTGATCAAGTTATATTTTCTTCATATTCTATGTTAGAACTAGGCTAGCGATAATATTTCTCCGCGAAAAATATTATATAATGCTACTCGTAATGTCATAGAGTTTCTGAGAAACTTAAACTACCAACGTAACTTGCGTAGTATTTCAATACTCAATTAGCTATAAATTTTGTACAGAAGTCATTTCCTAGACGTTTCACCGTCCAGTAATCAGATTCTTAAATTTACAGACTTATACATTTGTTCCCGTATACGGGGATATAATTTCTTATATCTTTAACTTGCTAAGTATTAATAAAACAAGTCTCCTAAGAGATAAATATTATTCACCAGTTTTCCTGAGGGCTACTAAATATTGTAGGGTGCTCTGCTCAACTAATTAAAGGAGCAATAAGCTGGGGTATAAGTAATTTCGGACCCGAAATTAAATAAAAGGGTCGAGTTATAAATAACTCTTACATCTAATTAAAAATTAGACAGCTGTCCCGTTAAAACAATTAACAGCTTAATTGATGGGTAAGGGGGGGTATTCATTATATTATATTAAATGAAAATAAACTTTTTGAACTTAAACATGGGCATATCAATCGATATTGACCTGTCTTATATATGTACGATGGTGCCTTTCCACCTTTCGCACTAAGACTTGGGTTGTTGACACTCTAACATGCAGACTGTTCGTTCTCGAGCAATCCTAGACGATAAAATCGTCATAGAAACAAATAGTATGGAATAAATTCCAT